TTGAGTGGTGTCGAAACCCGCACGGTGGCGTTGTCCGACCTGCGAAGCCAGTGTGGCGTGGGCCGTCTCAAGAAGGGCGAGCACTGCTGGTTCACCCCCAATGGGGAGGGTGACTGTGCGTGGCTGTCCTTCGCAAAACCGCTGTCTATCAAAGCGAAGGCGTCGTTGAAAGTGGCGACGAAGACGGGTCCACTCGTGTGCGCCCCCACAACGGATTACACCAACCAAAAGCATATTAAAGTTCGGGTGGATCGCGCAACCAACAAGTATGTCGCATTTGATATGCCGCAGGCGACCGTGCAGGTGACCGTGCAAGGCAAATCGGTCGCGGCGTGGATGTGTGGCTGCAAGTATGCCAAGCGCTACCACGCAACTGCACTGGAGGTCACGCCCAGGTCGGTCACACTCTCGTACGCGTGTTACACCAAAACCATGGAGACGTGTGATCCGATATTTTTTGAATTGTTGCAACCATCCATCGGGGAGGGGTCGTTCGGGGTGACAAACGAACTGGCGCGCGACATCGTGCAGCGCATGATTCATCTGGACGCCTTGCAAACCCAGGATGATATCCTGTCTGAGAATGCGAACAGTTCGCCACAAGATAAATTAGATGCGATGTTCCGCACAATGTTCACCCACCTCCGAGTCTATTCGCCGACCGACGCACCCGCAAAACTGTTGCGTAAGAAGCAACTCTATTTGGGGTACATGACCAAACGGTTGCTGTACGCGTACCTTGGGCTGGACGAGCGGTACACCTCGCGGGATTCGTACCGGTTGCGCCGCGTCCAACTCTCCGGGGAGATGCTCGGGGACGTGTTCCGCTACGAATATTTCCAGCTCCAGAACAAGTACAAGGAGTACATTCGGAATGGCATGCGCCAGCAAGGAGTCGGTGCGAATTTTGATATGTTGGGATTGGCCAACGTGGTTCGCACGAACATTTTTGATGCGGCATATATGACTGACCGGTTACAGAAATCATTTATGGGGAAGTGGGGCAGCCAAGTGGCGAACGATTCGGATCAAAAAGCATACTGCCAAGAGTTGATTCGTTTGTCGTACTATGGTTCGTTATCGTACTTACGCCGCGTGCACAAAGAGTTGCCGACCACGTCCAAACCGGGGCAAAAGAAGGGCACGTCCAAAGCCGTCGGTCCGCGGCTGTTGCACGCTTCGCAGTACGGCATGATCTGCCCGCTGGAGACACCGGATGGTGGCAATATTGGCAAAATCAAACACCTGAGCACCTTCGCGTTCGTGTGCCCGCAGATCCAGCCGTCGGACTACGACGCGCTGCTGGCAGTTGTCAACCGGTTCGCGCTGCCTTCGCATGAACTGGATGCCTTCTACAAAATCCGGCAGTACCACAAGGTCATTATTGATGGCGACTGGGCGTTCAACTGCCCCTCGTTTGCCGCTCCCACCGACCTGCCAATCCACCAGAAGCAGGTCGTCCCGCCGAATGTATTTGTCGAGATCCTGCGCCTGTTCCGCCGCAACGGGCTGCTGTCTCCGCTCATATCGGTCGCGTGGAACATCGCGCGCCAGGAGATTGTCATCAGCACCCAGGAAGGCCGCGTGATGCGCCCCTTGCTCATCGTGGAGCACAATATGCTGCTGTTTGCCGACGACTACCACAACAACAAGCAGAACGGTTGGACCTGGGAGGAACTGCTGGTCGGACGGGATGCGAACGGGACCAAGTACACGCAACGTGCGGCCACCAAACGAGGGATGTACAACGATCTGACCTTGCGGTACACACTTGAGGAGAAAGTGCCGAACTGCCGCACCGGAACGTTGCGCTCTGCGCTGGAGACGCTCCGCCTGCGCACGGGCGTGATGGAGTACATCGACACGACCGAAATTGATACGCGGATGCTGAATATGCACATCAAAACGCTATTGGATAAGAAAGCCTTTTACAAACGGTTATCTGCCGAAGAACAATCGAATCTCGCTTACATCGACCCGGCACTTCGGAACGAAAGTACGTTTCGCATTGTGGAGGATACGCCGCAGTTGGAGCGCCTTCGATTCCGGATGACTGCCGTCGTGCCGCAGACAGGTCGCAAACGCTCGGCAACAAAGACCGCCACTGGTGATGCTGCTGCTGCAGATGCCGCCCACGCGCAGCGCGACCACCAACCCACACAAATCTACCATTACACGCACTGCGAGTTGCACCCGTCGCTGATGCTGGGCGTGATGGGCATGCTGATCCCGTTCCCCGAGCACAGCCAGGCGCCGCGCAACCAGTACTCGTGCCACCAGTCCAAACAAGCGCTGGGGTTGTACGTGTCCAGCTTCCGGAAGCGAATGGACCACGCCAACCACATTCTGCACTACCCGGAGCGAGCCCTCACCGGGTCGCGGTATATGCGGTACATCAACAACGAGCGATTGAACTACGGAACGAATGCGATCGTGGCGATCATGTGCTACGGTGGTTTCAACATTGAGGATTCCATTCTGATCAACAAGCAGTCGGTGAAGCGCGGGCTGTTCCAGTCCTCGTACTACTTCACCGAAGAGGTGACCGAAAAAGATGCGCAGAACGAGAAGGTGCACGTGGGGCGAAACACCGAACTCGTGCGGCAACCGCAACACTTTGACTATGCCAAGGTCGATAGCAACCCAAAGAAACACGGCGTTATACCGACCTCCTTTCTGAACAAAGAAGTCAAAGAGAATGACGTGCTGATCGAAGCATACGAGGAGAAACTCGACCCGATGGGCGAAGGGCGCTCGTACACCGATTACAAGCACGTCGCCCAGAAGGACGGGTACGTGGACCAGATTTACTTGTCCGACGACGTGAAAGGGCGCCGCGTGGCAAAGGTGACACTACGGACGATCCGCATCCCAGTCGTGGGCGATAAAATTGCGGCCCGAACCGGGCAGAAGGGGACGATCGGGGCGCTGATCGAAGAGGACGATATGCCCTTCATTGGCGATGTGGCTCGGGGCGACGCAAACAGCGCCTTTCTGAAGGGTCTCAAACCGGACCTGATTCTGAATCCGCACGCCATCCCGAGTCGCATGACAATCGGGCAGCTGCTCGAATCGCTGTCGGGTGTCCTCGGGACGCGTCTGGGGTGCATGCCCGACTCGACGCCGCTGTGCAGCAATGACACACTCGGGGCCGCTTCCAACCCGACCGCCACGTTGGTCGAAATAATGAAGGTGCTGGGGATGCACCCCCACGGCAACCAGGTGATGTACAACGGCTCCACGGGCGAGCAACTGGACGGGCAGGTGTTCATCGGTCCGACCTACTACCAGCGGCTGAAGCAGATGCCCACCGACAAGTACTACCACCGCCGAACCGGGCGGGCCGATATGGTCACCCGGCAACCCATCGGCGGGCGCGCCCAGGGCGGCGCGTTGAAACTGGGCGAAATGGAGCGGGACTCGTTGCTCGCACACGGCATCTCGCTCTTCACGAAGGAGGCGTTCAGTGAGAAGTCGGACGGGTTCCATTATCAGATCGGGAGCGAGAGCGGGGACGTGCACCCGCCCCGCGTGTCCGGCAAGGTCGACGATACCGCATACACGCCACTCAAACGCTCGCTGAATTTCTTGTCAAACGACGAGAACGGCGGCTTCCGCGAATACCTCGCAAACGATGCAACCGACGTGCGCGACGTGAAATCGCACGCCGACGTTGTCCAGAACGAGGTGGTGCAGACAAATCTCGAAACCTCCAATGTCCACGTGCCCTTTGCCATGCGCTTGCTGTCGCAAGAATGCGAAGCAATGGGTCTCGGCATGCATCTGATTCCTGAGAACCATTACCCAACATGTGTCCGTATCACCGTCGCCGAGTGAAGTGCGCAGAACACGCGTAAGTACGTACATTCACTGTTACTGTTTCTGTTTCTGTTTCTTTTTTTTGGAGGCGGATGATGTTCGTCGTGTCAGCTTTGATTTTAACGGAACTCCCGGGGAATATCTTGTCAACCGAGATAACGCTCGCTTGTGTCTGGTATATTTATCGCATAAGTGGTATAAATTGTATAACAATCCACCTTTCAAAATCACACTTTCGCCACTCTTAACCACAGCAGACGCTGCGAAAACAACGCCCACGTCGAGCAACGTTTCAGACAGTCTGATATACGACGTCAACATCTCGTCCGTCAGTAGGACTGCAAGCGCTAGCATTGAGATACTCGACATTTTGGTTAGAGACGCTTTCACTAGTTTTGCATCGATACATAATTGATACAATGTTTGTTTGTCGTAATGGGTTACCAGAAACACGGTCATGTTTTTACGGTCTTTCGCTGCAAGATATTTGCGGATCGTTGACAATGCTTCGGATTTGTTCATTTTATGTACCATTATGTGTGTGTATGTGTGGTTACTATATGGTGTAGTCCCATGGTTTACTATGTCATCTAACATAAAAATATGAACACTCGATTGATGGGGAAAATATAAAATCGTATATGCTAAAAAAAAATATGAACGTATCGTTGCGTGAATTTTGTGTGCGTGTGCGTGCGTACGTGCGTGGATGTCGCATATGCATTTGGATCAATCGTCATCTTGAGCTCACCTATCTATTTGTCCAAATGGATTTAGGCACAGTTGGAATAATGTGTGCGCATTCACACACTCGGTTTTGGGATCGGCGGTTCGCAGACATTTCAGTGTATCAGCAATCATCGATGAACACGTGGTGACCGTCGGGTCAGTCGATACATTGCGAGGTTCGGCAGCGCGTGTGTCGGCAGTTGTGGTGGTTGTGTCTGGACTCGCAGGCGTGATTGGCTTGAGTGTATAACGATACAACCCAGGTGAAACAATTATGGTAAATATATCTGACTTTCGGTCGGTGGCGTCCTGATTGGGTAGGGGCATCCGGGCAGTTACTATAAGCAACCGATTTGGAAAAAATGACACGTCGGTCTGTTATTATCGTTACGTAGCAATTGACCCTATGTTCCCCCACCCACCCACGCGCACTCGATTGCGATTGCTATTATTATTAATAATAAGCATTCCTCGCATAATATATACTCACCTATGTATGTATGCTATCGTATGAAATGGTGAACAACCCCATCGATTTGTTATACAAATCGTTGACACCTTCGCACACCCACACACCAATACCCACACCGACCGGCGTGGGTCGCTCCTCCACGGTGCGGACGAACACGCGATGTAGCAATAGCAAGCATCTTTCGTGGTGGTCAGACGGGTGCGAGATCGACCTATTATATTTTATAAAACCCGTCGTACAATTAATTCTTGACATATGAGGAATGCAAACCGAAACACGTGCGAAACCGCAAAATGCGAATCGCCTGACACTCAAACACCTTCGTGCGCATCCTCACCATCTTCTTCTGAAGGTAACATCGGCAACGCGACGCAATTCGCGCGCGCTGCTCGCGGCAGCGTTGGCGACAGCAACCACATTCGGGTTGAATGTGTTACGCAAATGGGTACACACAAATGTCCGACTGACCATCTCGGAGGGCGAACGACTGGACGAGTTTGTGGTTACGCGGTTTTTGGCGTCTGCCGAACAATCCTTGCATCATATGCAACGTGCGCTTGCAAACGGACCTTCGCCCACACCTTCGCCCACACCTTCGCCAGTGTCTTCCATCTGGTTGCCGTCGCAAGACGTGCTGCTCACCCAACTTGCAGGGGTGTATGGCAGCGGGGGTCAGCACTGGAAGCACATTGCAAACAACTTCGAGGACACATCTAAATCGGCACGAATGTGTGCTGTGCGGTGGGAGGAATTGAACCCGGTCGAAGCGCTCCAGCGAGACCGGGTGCTACTTGCAAAATACCTTCTCCAAATACACACAAAATCGGAGGCAGTTGTGCAAGCGACAACGGATGCGGGCGAAAGCGAAGCCTCGCCACCCAACCGGCAGCACCGAAAGAAGCGCAATCGGGAGATGGAACGGTTCGGTGCCATCCTGAAGCGCACGTTTCGGAAGTTGTATTACAACGCACACACCGAGACGGTGCGAACCCGCATCGGACTGGTGTACCATCTCATGCAACGCATACCAAATGAAAATGTATTGGATTTTTTGAAAGGTGGGCACGCCATTGTGGACGACAAAGGCGCACTGTACGTGAAAGTGGTAACCACCGAAGGCAGTCACCCGCGCACGTCCAGTCATTACCCGCAGTTCAAAAATGCGCCCCATTATGGTATTACGATTAATGTCCCACACATACCAACAATGCATATGCTGACGGGTATCGTCCGTCGCCAAAACCGAAGTGTGTCGTGGGTGCAATTGGAGTCCTCGCCGATGCCGTCGTTGTTGCGCTTGTTCGCACACGAAGGTATCGTGCAGAACGTGTACGGCATCGTTGCGCACACCAAAGATTATATTGCCCACCGACACACGAAGAAACAATATGGACCGTTGGGTGCATCTTGGTTCACCGAGAAAGGTGAAAACCCACATATAATTCAGATACGCTAACACCCCCTCACCAAGTTCTCTGCGGTGGTGTGTATGGTTACCAGTGTTCACTGGTTGTTTGTGGTTTGTGTCAAAAAACCCGAAACAAACATCCGTTGACAACGGTGTTGCCAAGCGATTTTCCGAAACACTCTCACACCGTTTGGCATACACGCCTACGACATCACGGCATTTATGCTTTGCGGATGACCATGTTGTCAACCAGGACATCCACGTGTGGTTCGTTTATAGACAAATTGGCAGTGCTAGCGACGTTTCCGTTTGTGTCCACATTCACTGCCAGATACGTGTCGGCACATTCTGCTACGGTATTCGCCTTGTAGGTTCGTTTGGGAGGTCCGTTTTTATTTTTAACAAAACTGTTCTGTGTGTAGTACTTGCCGATAACATTGCGCACCACCTTCGCCGGAATGAAAAGGCGGTTCTGTTTGACACCTTCCAAACTACCGTCGATCGTGGCCAGGCGAATGGTGACTTTGTCGCCGGTGCCTAAGTTGGTGTACACGCTGTGCACCCACCGTTCAATGTGTCCTGTGAGCGTGGCAGAAGTCTTTCCCACCCCCAGACCAAGCAGTTTCTTGATATGTTTGATCAGCAGTGTTGCTTTCGTATCGAGCTGGACTTGGGACAAGGGTGTCGTGTCAGCACCTTCCAAGTGCAGCGCTTTCGTATCCGTTGCTCCCATATCATACCACGAGCTGCCTGTGTTTTTACAGATGTAAAACGTCAAGCCGCGTAAATCACTCGCAATGCAGCGTTTCTTTTCTTTGGTCGACGTGCGCATCGGTTTGCGTACAAACGATTGTTTGGTATTCTCTTGGTTCGGATGCCGTATATTGTACAACTGAAACGAATCTTGGGTTGGTTTCCGACTCGCAACAAATTCATTTGCAGACGTGGTATCAAAATCAAGAACCATAAATACACGAGGGAGAAGTGTGTACGTGCCGCATTTGGATGTACCACACTTGGTCAGCAACGTGCTATTCTTTGTATTCGACAGGTCCGCTAGGACCGAATCTTTCCAGGCGTTGTAGGCTGTTTCCGATTCACCACGTATCGATGATGTGCGAGATGATTTGCGATATGACTTGCGAGAAGGTTTGCGAGAAGGTTTGCGAGAAGGTTTGCGAGATTTGATTGTGGGCATATTCGGTTTCGTTTAAAAGAATTTGGATTGTTTTTTGTATAGTATAGTAAAGAATTTTTTTTCATCGCTCTCGGAAAAAGTTCGACAATAGTAGGTGTTCATCTCATACGTTATTACGATATGTATTTTATACATATTGTATAACGTATGATTCGTCATCCGGAGCATTCGCTCGTGTTTTATTTGTATTAGTCGTGTTGACAATAGTACTCGAATGTATTTTTGGAACCGGAACGGTATGTGGTACTGTTGGGGGAAATGTATTTACAAACATAGTATATTCCAGTTTGTGAGGTTGGACTTCGTGGAAACCCACTTTTGGTTTGTTACGAGTGTCCTCCGTTTGTATCACACTGCGAGCCGTGTTGAAAACCTGCAACTTTGCGTCGTCCAACGTGCGTTCCTTCTCACGATGCTCTCTGATATTCAGATAGACCCCTGCAACCAGCACGGCCGTTGCCACGCACAACAGAATACACATTATTGTTACGACATAGTTTCTGGAAAGGAATGTTTGTATCGCAACAAAAGCGGGTGCAACATAATAGCCTGGTGGAGCCGGAACATCCCCGTAGTTGTGTTCCGGAATAACAACGCCGTACTGTTCATCGTTCTTCGCCCACGTTGCACTCGGCAATCTCCCGGCAGGGATGCTTGCCGGTTTTCCACGAAACGGATTGAGCGACCGTTGAGACGAAGACGAACTGGTGGGATACCGATTCGATCCACTGCTCCTCGTGTTGCTGTTGGAAGGATTCCACCACGAACCAGAATCTGATGAATTTGATGAGGATGAGGATGATGATGTTAAACGTGGAACTCGTACACCCGTGAAAAGACCCTTCATATTTCGAAAACCGGACCCAATACTTGCGCCCACACCCAAACCCAAACCCAAACCCGAACCCGAACCCGAACCCGAACCCGAACCCGAACCCGAACCCGAACCCGAACCCGAACCCGAACCCCAACCCCAACCCGAACCCCAACCCCAACCTGTGCCTACGGTTGTGCCTGCGGTTGTGCCTGCGCCTGTGCCTGCGGTTGTGCCTGTGCCTGTGCCTGCGGTTGTGCTTGTGCCTGCGGTTGTGCCTGCGGTTGTGCCTGCGGTTGTGCCTGCGCGACACTGTATATATCTTTCTAAAATATCTTTTGCATTTGATTCTGACATCAAATATCGACACAGAGAACGAAACGAATTTAATAGTAGTGAAAATAAATTATAAATAGGATATATAACATAGTTGTATATGTCTCACGCAACAGATATTATTATTAAGGGGACGATGGTGGGGGAGTTCAATGTGGGCAAATCATCCATCCTCCAGCGGTACATAGGGGACACGCTGCGACCGAACCCAACGATTGGTGTCGATTTTAATACAAAAACACACGTCGTCGATGGGTTTCGTGTGAAGATGCACATCTGGGACACTGCGGGACAAGAGCGATTCCGAAGCATAATCAAGTCTTATATTCGGAATGTGTATGTGTTCTTCTTGGTATTCGATGTGACCCGACGCGAATCCTACACCAACTTACCGCAGTGGGTGTCTTTTATCACTCACCATTCGTCGGGCCAACACATTATTGTTCTGATCGCAAATAAGACGGATGCACCATGTTCGGAATGGAAAGTCACGCGCGACGAGGTCCAACAGTATGCGCAAACCGAACAATTTGGAACGGTGTTCTTTGTGTCGGCAACGGAGAATACGTTGCGCACGCTTGCAACACCACTCAGACATTCGATCCACCAAATGTTTGATATCGTTGTGAATCGTATTTGTAAGAGCATCCCCCACCAGAAAGCACGTACGTGTACGAATGGCATTATAGACCGCCGGTCGGTCAGTGTTGGAGACACTCACGAACTGCGCACACCACCAGGAGAACCGCCGTCCTCGCCGGTATCGACCGACGAAAAAAGTCGTATGACGAACCCGTTGGGGGTGCGGGTGCACCCCCAACTGATGACCTCGCACGACTGCATGACTTCATTCGGGTTCAATCAGCATTATAAGACTGAACGATGTGAACCGTTCAAACGGGTGTACACATGTTGTTAACAATGCCAAAAAAATAATATAGGAAGTACTTACATAATCGTACATCCTACATTATTTTTTGTCTATATGGCTCCTTTGAAAGCAGCAAGCGCCCACACGGCACTAACAGACGGAACGATCGTGGTGGCAACAAGCAATAATGTTGATATGGACACGCCACCGACGCCCGGTCAGGGGTTTCTCACATATGCGTTACTTGGGTTTTTTGTGGTATTTGGCATATTTATTTTGTGCATAACTGCTGATTCGATGGGACAAGGAATCGTGCGGATAGGCAAACGGGTGATACTTGCCGATGGTTCGGGGCACAGCAGTATGATTACTGAAATTATTATTTTCATTTTGGTGTTCGTATTCATTGGTTTGTATTTGCATTCCACCTGGAAAAAGACGCCCTCGGCAGATGCTCCGACAAGGACACTACCGGTGTCCTTTGCGTCGTCGATGTTTCAATGAGAAACAAATTCGAATCAGATTATAAATAAATAAAAATCTGAATGGGTCTCGCTTCGGGGTTAGGTTGATTCGTTTCAACTTATTTCCTATTTCACACCTCCACCCACCAACGAAAAACATCAAAACTGAATATGCAACCGACTACTTCATCTTCTTCCGTTTCTGCTTCTTCGTCAAATGCTAAAAATGTAGTATACAAAACGACGATTGTCGATGGTGTGGAAGTCCCGTATCCTCCTGATCCGCCAGCGTTTTGTACCAGACAGTCGGTCAAGCAAATGAAGGATGATAGCGTCGAACTGACTAAAAATGAATTGCACAAATTAGAATTGCGAACGCGACTGCCTACCAACCAACTGCCTACCAACCAACTGCCTACCAACCAACTGCCACGTGTTTCGTCTATTGACTTTAATCCAGATATGCATCGGATTATGTGCACATATGCAGATAAGCAACAGCAATTGTGTAATCAAATTTGCGATATCAACACTCGTTTGCAACAAAAACAAGATGAATTCATTTCAGCGAAGGATGAGCATCAACAAACCTTATCCGATATGAAGGACGAACTCGGTCACATGGAAGAAATCAATGACGGAAATGAAGATGAAATTAAGGAACTCCACGAAAAGATACACATTCTACAGCACAACCACGCCGCATATAAGAACACGAATGAACGGTATTGGAAGTATCAACCGGTGATGGTGATGTTGCTATTGTTTGTCTACACATGTTTTGGATTTGAAATGAATAGACAGTTGCCGTTTCACCCACAACGAGCATACAACGAGTACACGGTCGCACTAAGTGAAATGTTTTTATAGTTGCCGTCGGGTGTCGTAGTAGTAGGGGGGAGTTATATGTTCCTGTATATTCACTTCAAAAAACCTGTATTCACTTCAAAAAAAGAATATAGTAACTATAATTATTTATAAAAGAATGGTTGATTCTCTTACACCGGATCCATATCGTATTCAAAATAACACGACGAAATACAACGCTTTGAATGCGATGCAATATCCTTACCTGTATGGACCAATGACTGAGATTCCAGAAGTGGGCAACCTGATTGATCGCGAGTTGAATAATATGCAAAATTATGCACTGGCGTATCCCATTTCGGGCAAATCCGTCATTAATATAAATCCTCACGAATTGTATCCGGGTAGCACGGTTATCAACAGCGACACGGGCATTGGGAAAGCAGTTGAGACCACTGTGCAAATTACACCAGACTCGCCGCAAATACCTGCACAATTTTATATCGGCAATACCGATTTGTCACTCGGTTCAAATCGGTTTGTCGAACTCGGTTCGTGTGGGGCCGAAAGCGAAGACGGTTGTGCGGGTCAACCACGCAGTGTGTATTTACGAAATATTCCGACAGGTCAAATACCTTTATTTGGAAATGTCAGCATAGATTCTCTCACAGGTTGCAGTGGCGGGTTCACTGCCGGGAGAGGAACGATTCCCGGTATGCTGGAAGACATCAGCGAACTTGCCCCTACGAATTTCATTGCAAACCTGACCGGTGATGGCAATTTCGGAGGTAGCAAATGCGTTCGCCTAAAGTTGCCGGTTGGTTCACACATCTACGATCCGGATATGAAATGCAAATTGAATTACAACGATATCAACAAAGAAGGATCATTAAATGGGCGGTTGCAAATTACGCACAGTCAAGTCGAGAATAATTGTCCGACGTCGTATGTCAATGGGGCGAATGTCCCCAATCTGAGTCCACAACTGAGCAAGACGTGGTGGTTTGAAGAGCGGTGCACACCTTCGTTTGAAACGGCCGTCCCAATAATTGATATTGCGGTCGACCCCGATCCGCAAAACGGCGAAACGAATCTGATTCCAGTTGCCGAACCTCTATTCAATCCGGGATCGGTTCAACCCATCCCCGGAATCAAAGAGCCATTTCGCACAAATATTTCAAATACACCAACTCCCATCAAACAGGGCAGGTGTCTCACACGCACATCGGCTGTGCTGCCAACAATACTGATTATGAGTCTGTTGTTTTGTATTATTATGAGTTTTATAATTATCAAAATTATGTATCCGTGCTGACTCGCGACACACGCAGAACGACGATAGCAAAGATGTCAGTATAGATAGTATATGATGATGAAGATGGTTGTTGCAGCAGTTGGAACTGGTCTTACCCGCCTTAGAGTTAGAGATGGTCATAAGACCAGTTGTTCGGTTACTCATAATGAACACAAATCCAAACGGAATGTCCACGTACTGGGCGAATTATCCTTCTCTTTTCCGATGCGTATACCAGGGGTGTGTCGCATAGTGTTTAACAATTCGAACGAAGCGCTCTGCCGGAAGAGCGCACTTTATGTGGGATGTTATCCTACATAGACGTTGGTGTGGGAAAACGAAGGCGTGTGAGTGAGAGAGAGAGAGAGAGAGAGATAGTGAGATAGAATGAGTGATCCGGAGTCGGAAACATCCCGACATAATATATATATGTATTCTTTCATTTTTTTATTTGTATTATGTATCACTGACAACCCAACTTTCTGGTTTTAAAAAGATGCCGACTAGCAAACGAAGAAGGAACTCGCAACACTGTGGTGGAAGCAAGAAGACTGCAACGACGACGACGACGACGACACGCAACCGAAGAAGAAAATCGCAACACAGTGGTGGCAGCAAGAAGACCGCAACGACGACGACGATACGCAACCAACCAACCGCCGAACGACCGATACCGAA